CGTTTTCCTGCTGCTCTTCTTTCGACATCTGGTCCCAGCGCTCGTTGAAACCGACATGACGCCGACCGTGGCCGCGCTGCTTATTTCCCACAACGCTTCTTTTTCCCATTTCTGAATTGTTGGTGCGGCCGCAGGTGTATGCTCCACCTCGGAAGATCTTTGCATCTTCGTCACTTGCTCGACCCTGACGCACCGCCTCGCGATCGTAGAGATAGCGCGGGGCCTTGGTGAACATGAAAATCTTCTCATGCGCGGTTGCGGGCCGGTCCCGGATGCTTTCCGGCATCGGGTTCGGCTTGGCCCAGATGATTTCAGACCGGACCCACCAGCCCCATTCCTGCATTGCGATGGCGAAACGGTTGGGCACCATGCACAGGTCTTTGGGTTTGAGATAGCCGCCAGAAATTACACGGCCTTTATGTGCAGCCTGCCCATTGGAGCCCTTGTTATTTGTCCGCCCGCGCCGATCCTGGGCTTCATGATCAGGTGAAAAGATTGGACCCACCGTGGAGAAAGGTTTGTCGCGGAACGTCCGGTCATCACCTCCGGCAGCCTTTGTGTCGGCAGCACTTCTTCCGTTCGGCGTGGTCGCATAGCAATCGCCATAATTGACCCAGAGCGTACCTGTGTCCTTGAGAACGCGATGGATCTCAGCAAAGACGGTCAACATCACATCCAGGTGCTCAGCCAGCGTGGGTTCCAAACCGATCTGGCCTTCAACACCATAGTCGCGAAGCCCCCAATAGGGCGGCGACGTGACCACGCAATCAAAAGTCTCGTCAGGAATTTCGCGCAGGCGATCCATAACGTCGCCAATGAGAACAATTACCGTCATACCAAGGACACCCGAAGCGGGGTTTGACCGTTCTCGTGCCTCTGCAGGGCGATCTCAGCGGTGCGAATAGGTTCCATCTCGGTCTTGATGCGCGCAGCAATCTGCCCAGGCAGAGGTTTCCTTGCGCAGTTCGGGTTGTTCGGGCCGATCCACCAAATGCAGGCATCGTGCAATGCCCACTCCGGAGGGTTGCCGATAATTTCCAGCCAGTCGTTGGCGACATCGGCGGCCTGCCCCGCTGGCAATGGGCTGACGAAATAATGGTTCAGCAATGACACGACCCGCTTTGCAACAGTCCGATCACAGGCGGGTTCACTCGCCACCACCAGAACTGCCTTTACCTGTTCAGCCTCAGCTGCGTCGGCGAAGGGCAGCGTCAAGAAATGCGTCTGCTTGTGCCTGATGGACGTTACCGCCAGCCGGGCCGCGCCGAGGGTTGTGGGGTGAGATATTTCCGTTGTCATCGACGGCCTCCATCTTCGGGGTTCTGCAGTTGCGCATCCAGTTGCGCCAGGTCGCTTTCCAGTCGGCTTTCCGACCAGGTGCGCCCGGTTTCGCTATCCAGTAATCCTTGAACTTCTCGGCCTCGCTCCGAACCGCATCGACCGACCACCCTTCGGCTACGGCCCAATCGCCCCAATCCTTTGGCAGTTGCCAATCGTCCGGTAGCCTTGTGCCGCGAGGACTTGCCTTGGGTGAGGAAGTGGGTTGCGAAGGAACAGCGAGGGCGAGTTGTTGGGTAGGCGCGGAAGCGCCGTCCCCACCCTGAATTTCATCAGGTATTGAATCTATATTAGGTTTGTCCCGCTGCTGTCCCGCTGCTGTCCCACCGGTGTCCCGCTGCTGTCCCGCATCGTGTCCCGATGCTGTCCCATTATAGTTTGGAGTGTTTTGGATTTCGTCGTAATCACAGACGGTTATGATGTTCCCACCTGTCCCGCTTTCGATTTTGATTATGTCCCGCTTTTCGAGACGCTTGAGAAACCTATCGACCGTCGACTTTGACCAATCCCAGGCTTCGGCCATAAAGCGAACAGAGACAAAAAGCTGTCCTCGATCAGTGTGTGCGGTCGTGTTCAGGATCCGGCGTTCGCGAGGTTTGTATGAAGCCTCCATCACGATCCAGATGTAGGCCTCTCGCTCAGTGAGCGGCTGGGACTTGAAAGCTGGATCTTTCCAGATGGTCCTCGCGATATTGACCGTCCCACTCATATCAGTCCATCCGCGACATGGGACCGGTCGTCGTAGACGTTCGACGTCGCCAGATCGACATAAAGGGGAACGGTTTTCAGGGGGCCAGAACGCTGCTTGGCGATGATCACGTCCATCTTGTCGTGGCAACGCTCTAGCGCTGCGCGCAGGTCGGCTTCCTTCTCGACATCACCGCCGCCGAGGTTGTTCAGGCGCCGCTCAAGGTAATAGGCCTCGCGATAGGTGAACATCACAACATCAGCGTCTTCTTCCAGCTTCCCGGACTCCCTGAGATCAGCCAGCATCGGCGTGGGAGGATCCCGCTGTTCGACCTGTCGGCTCAGCTGGGCCAGGGCCACGACCGGCACGTTCATCTCGGTCGCAAGGCTCTTGCAGAGGTCGGACGCCTCGGACACGCGGTCGTAGGTGGACTTTGCTCGGGATGACTGGATCAGTTGCAGGTAATCGAGGACGATCAGGCCCAACGGACATGCGCTATCGTCCATGCGCTGTTTCGCGCGCTTCGCCGCCGCTCGTAGCCGGGACACCTCGCGCACATCGCGCTCACCCATGTAGATCGGCAAGGACTCCTGCCGCTTGCTCTCTTCGACAAGGGCGCGCATTTCGGCCTCGCTCAAGTCACCCTTGAGCATCCGATTGTAAGGGATCGTCGCCTTCCGCCGCGCAAGCCCCAAAGACAGGAACCGCGTGGCGACCGCTTCAGCGTTCATTTCCAGTGATGGAAAGAACACGCCAGTGCCAGCTTCGGCCGCGTTGAAGATGAAGTTCTGGGCCAACGTGGTCTTACCCATCGAAGGCCTGGCCCCGATCAGGATCATGTCGCCGCCGCGCATCGTGCCAATGGCGGCGTCCAGCCGACCGAGGCCGGTCGGAACGCCAGGCGGGCTCACACCCTGGTAGGCATCATTGATCTGCTGCACGGCGCCGATGATGGCGCTCAGGTGGGACCGGATCAGGGGCTTCACGCTGGTCTTGTTCAGAAGGCCCCCCGCGGCGGTTTCGACGTCGGTTGCAATTGCCGCAGCGGCATCCCCGCCTTCGATCCGCAGTCGGGCATCATCAAACGACGCAAGCATCTGTCGCTTGGCCGACAGGTCCGAAATAATCGAAGCGTAATCGACAACTGCAAACGAACTGATGGCAGCCCCGGCAAGACGCACGAGATACTTCGGTCCGCCCAGCTCAGCCAGGCCTTCATCGTTTTGCATCGCGGCTTTCAAGGTCACCGGAGACGCCAGCTGACCGGCGTCGATCCGCTCCTTGATCTTGTCGAAAATCCGCTGGTGAACCGGGTCGTAGAAGTCCGACGTGTCGATGACCCCCAGAACTCTGGAATAGGTCTCGTTGTTCGTCAGCAAAGCCCCCAGCAACTGCTGCTCGGCTTCGGGGCTGCTCGTGCAAGACGACAGGTCTTTCTGGGCTAGGCTATTGATCTCTGGCATGAAGTTCATCACCGAATAGGCCTGGGACCATCGAGACCCCGAACAGACGCACGCGGCCCAAGTGCCAAGCCGCCGCCGCATCGCTTTCATCGAAGTTGGCAACCTTCCATCCGAGGCGCTTGCAGGCCTCGAAGACCCGCGGTTTAGCCATGTCGGTGCGCAGGCTGCGCTCACCGATCAGATATTCACGAATGTCACCGACGGAATATTCAGCAACCTTGACGCCCTTCATCCGGGCCACCCCGAAAATGCAGCCACGGTAACCGAAGGCCTGCTGCACGCGGGCTTCCTTTCCAGCGACACCAGCGGCAATCCCCTTTTCGATCACCACGGCATCAGGCTTCCACTTGTCGATCAGTCGCGAGGTCATGCGAAGCGCTTGGCAGAACCGGATCTCTTGCGGATCATTCGGCTCTGCCAAGATCTCCGTGTGGCAGGCAGGCGCACCACGAACGTCGCCAAAAGCAACGCCCGTGACACGGCCCATATCGAAAGCCAGCAACTTCACTTCGCAGGCTCAGTTGTGGTGGTATCGGAGAAGATGTCCTGCGCTTCGTCACGCCATTTCTTCGACAGCATCACGTCAAACATCGGCTCGAAGGTGCGCAGAAAATCGGCACGCGTCGTCTCGCTCATGGCGTTGATCTCGCGGATCATGCCGGCTGCCCGTTTGTGCCAACCCGTGTCAGCCAGAACCGACTTCAAATGAGATCGCAGAGAGCCGGTTGCTTCAGATATGGCCTTCTGCTTGTTCTCCATGTCTGAAATGAATGTTTCGAGATCTGCATAATCGACCTCAAGTTGCGAGTTGTCGCCGATGGTCTTGTCGTCCTTGGGCATGATGTTTCTCCTTATGCCGATGGTGGAAGTCGGGTGACCGGCTCTGCCCGAAGGCAAGCAGTCACATCCCAAGGCGTCTGAAATATTTTTCCGCCTTGGTTTTCAGTCGGATGTAGGCCTTGAAGGCACGCTCCGCGCGCGCCTCGTAAAAGCGTGCGCGGAGATAATCGAACAGCCTCATCTCCGGCCCTCGATCTTGTCGAACACGACCTCGGCCCCTGCGATCGCCATGACGGCCATCACGTAGCGCAGGCTCGCGTCGTTGTTGCAGCGCAACCAATTGGTGACCTGACGCGGTGACACGTCCAGGACCCGGGCTGCACGCAGGGCCAAATCGGCCTCGGAATGCGTCGGGAAGGCACGCCACAAAAGGGCGGCAAACCATTTACGGGAGGCTTCGGCCTGATCCCGGCCAGTTCTTGCAAGATTTTTCAAGGCTTTGTCTCCATGTTTCACATGTGAAGATGAAACAGGTTCAAAACTTGAGGGGGTTCGAAAGGCGGCGGTCATTGTGCCGCCGCCTTCAACTCTTCTTCGGCTTCGTCATCTGGAAAGAAATCATTTGGCGTGATCTCGATATTCAGACGCTTCGCCTCTCGCAACAGAACGACCGAGCGCTTCATTGGAATAAGCCCGTCCGTACCGCCGCGCTCTTTGGGCTGCGTCCATTTCCAGACCTGGGAGGAGTGAACCCCGGTCAGATCGGAAACGGCCTTCGTGCCGCCAAAGGCTTTTATGATGCTGTTTGCTGGTTCCATGACACATCAACTTGCGAAAATCCCTACAACTGTCAAGCATTTTGTATCGTATTTCACCATATGCAGGTGGTGATCTTTTCGCTTAGGTCAGGTAATGGACGTGATTGATAGCAACTGGATCAAGGCGAGGATGACCGGCAAGCGCGGCGAGCAAGCCCGCCTGGCTGAGGCTATGGGCATCGACAATGACAAGATGTCGAAGGTCTTGCGTGGCGACCGTCGAGTTCAGCCAGAAGAGATACCGGCCGTCCTGAAATTCTTCGGCGATCAAGTAGAGCAAACGACGATCTCCGGGTTCTCCGAAGATTCGCAGGCGCTAGAATCGCTGATACCTGTCTACTCCGTGGATGCCAGCGCAGGCGGTGGTTCCGTCGTGCTGGAGGAAGAGGTCACGCACAGCCTCGCGTTTCCGGCTGAATATCTTAAGAAACTGACCAGCAGCCAGATGGGCGATTTGGCCATCATCAGCGTCAAGGGCGACTCCATGGAGCCAACGCTCCTGGACGACGACGTGGTGCTGCTCGACTTGAGTAAAACGAACCTGTCTTTTGACGGCTTGTTCGTCCTGCGGTTTGACGACGTTCTACACGTCAAGCGGGTCGGGAGATCTGGACGCAAAGATCATGTGACCATCCTATCCGACAACCGCGACATCTACCCGCCGATCGAGGCGCCGACCAAAGACATCACGCCCGTTGGCAAGGTTCTCTGGTACGGACGCAAGGTCTGAACACCCCAAAATTTAGGCAGTCGCACCCGCTCTGAGCGGGTTCTTTTTTGCGTTACGTTTCAGCAAGCTACACCGTTTGCGGGTTTTGTAGTCCTTTTCACTACTTTTAGGCTTGTCGAAAAGTATCGTTTATCGCTATAAAGGGTCAGAACAAAACCGCCACACGGAGACCCCAAATGCGCGATCACTTCGATCACGAGATCAGGACGCTAGAGCCTGACGAACTGATTACCGAGCCCGGTTTCTACAACATTCCGATGGAGAGACACCACAACCAGCCCTGTGATGGCTACAGCGTGACAAGCTCGGTGCTGCGGACAGTCGAGTTGAACAGCCCCGCCGATCTCTGGCTCCGGCACCCGGACAATCCCGACCGCGAAGTCGAGGACGACAAGACCGCGTTTCGGCTTGGCAGGGTCATGGCCGCATACATCGAACGCGGACCCGAAGGCATGGAGGAATTTGTAAGGATCCTCCCTTCTGCTCCAGCTGCCATGTCCGTCCCGGAAATGATGAAACTGGCGAAGTCTGGCGGAGTAAGGCCGAAAGCGCCACCTCAGCGCCCGACCTTCGAACAGATCGTCCGGTATGTGGAAGGCAACCCGACACCTGCCGGGGCGCGCGCTGTCGAATACTGGTACGACGTCGACAGAGATCCCAGGGAAAAAGTTTCCGAAAAAGAGTGGGAGATGATCGCAGGTATGGGCCGGTCTTTAGCCGCGGACCCCGCAGCCTGCGCTGCGCTTGGCGGTATTCCTGAAATCACGATGGCATGGCAGGATGATCGCACAGGCATCTGGTGCCTCGCTCGGCCTGACCAGATTTCCTTCTCAGGCATGATCTCCGACTACAAGAAGGTCAACACTCAAGGTCGACCGTTCAACGGCTGGCTGGTCGACGGCCGGATTACCCAGCACGGCTACGACATGCAAATGGCCTTCGCGGCCACGGGCTTCGAAACATTGACCAGAAACAAGCCCGATCAGGTTGGTCTGGTGTTCCAGTGTGATGCGAAGCCTCACCATGTCATCCTGCGCGAGATCGAGGAAGAGGATCTGCGCATTGGTGAGTTCCGAAACAATCGCGCGCTCCAGACCATCAGCAACTGCATTGCCAGTGGAGATTGGCCCGGTCCCGGCGAACACGTCGAAGCCTATCGGCGCAACAAGGCGCAGCGCGAACGGCTGCTTGAAGAAATGAACTTTGCGGGAGTTGCACCATGAACGAACAGACCAACCTTCGACCGACCACGAACATTCACGTTGCCAAGGAGGTTGAGGGCATCGCCAGTATCGACCCCGGTCTTGGCGCGTACCAGTTCGAGAACCTTGGCGAACTGGTGCAGTTTTCGGACCTGATGTCGAAGGCCGACGTCATGCTGCCGCCGCACCTGCGCAACAAGCCTGCAATCTGCCTCGCGGTCACCATGCGCGCGATACAGTGGAAGGTCGATCCCTTCGCGCTGGCAATGGAGACCTATCAGGCCAAGGACGGTGGGCCCATCGGCTATCAGGCGAAGGTGTTTGTGTCCGCTCTCGAGGCTTGTGCCGGCATTCAGCTGAATTACGAGTACGAGGGCAATTTCACCATCACCAACGAACCGGCCAAGAGTTCCAAGGGCAACATCGTTGCGCAACGTGCGGCAGTCGGAGATCGGCGCTGCATCGCATGGGTCGAATTGAAGGGGCGCCGGTTCGAATACGTCAGCCCCCGCCTTGATGAAATCACCGTCAAGAACTCACCGCTCTGGCACCTGGACCCCGATCAGCAACTTACCTATTACGCTGCGCGCGGTTGGGTGCGGCGCCACAAACCCAGCGTGATGATGGGCGCCTATTCGGCTGATGAAGTCGAAAGCATGGAGCCAATGCGCGACGTCACGCCGAAGCGTGGGGCTTTCGCTCAGTTGGCGGCGGACGCGCGCCACGCCGCTGCTGAGGCGACCGATGAAGATGAAGCCCGACCGGAAGGCGAGACCTCGCCGGAAGACGATCAAAGCGGCACGAATACGCAGGTCGAAGAGCCCGACGTAGATACAGAATCGCCGGCCTACCTGAACGGTGTCGAGGCTCGGGAAGGTGGCCTGTCGCGAGGCGATTGCCCCTACCCCAAAGACCCCGTTTCCGCCGCCAACTGGTTCGCCGGGTGGGATTCCGTCGAAAGTGACAGCAGCGAGGACTCTGAGTGATGACCGAGCAGCAGAAACTCACCCTCCGGTTCATCCGGGAATACATCGACCAGCACGGCCACAGCCCAGCCTACCGCGATATTTCCAAAGGCATCGGTTTGAAAAGCGTCGGCCAGATCCGTCCAATTCTCACGCAGTTGCAGAATCTGGGTAAGATCCGCTTCATCGCCGGTCGGCACCGCAGCGTCGAGATTGTCCAGCCCTGGGAGGTTAGGGTTAAATCCATCCTCGATCGCTACGACGGCGGACGCATCGGACCAACCGAAGCGATCGAATGCGTCCGCGAGATTGCGACGGCGACGGAGGCGTTCCAATGAACAGCTTCGAGTATCGACCTCACATGCTGCCAAAGGTCCGCTCGGAGGCGCTGATGAATGCGATCGGTGGCAAGTTCGCCGGTCACCATATGCGCGCACCGATGTTCTGCACAATGCGGATCGCAGGGTTAGTCGGCCTTCAATGTGCCGACAGGTCAACGGTTGTTGGCTGCCATTCTGGAAGCCTCGGAAAAGGCATGTCCACCAAGGTCTCAGACCTGTCCGCCGTGGCGGGTTGTATGGTCTGCCACGGCCTATGGGACCGCGTGCTGACAGGGTGGAAGTCCTTGCATCTGGACCCGGAGTTGAAGGCGCTGATGTATCAGCGCGTCCTCACGGCAACCCATGAAACACAGGCGATGTTGGTGGCCACGAGCATCATCAAGGTTAAGGGAGCGACCATCATATGAACGAACGCTACAAAAGTTTGGACGTCATTCTGCCGCAGGGTGCGCGCTCCAAGTTCATGAAGGCCGCGCAGGCCATCGAGCAAGCTGATGACTTGCTGCCTTCCGATGCTTTGGACGGCACGTCACAGGACATCCGCCAGGCCATCAAGCACCTCCAGGCTGCGGCCGAAAATCTCACTGAAATGATGGCCTATCGCAAGATCATGGGCGTCGACTGAAAAGGAACCGACTGATGAAAGACGAAATCGAAACAACCGAAACTGCACTGGTCGCCATCGAACCGAACCAGATCGCGACAGCCTTCTCTGAGGGCAACGTCGACCCCATCCTGACCCGGATCAAGGAAGAGGTAGCGCTGCACACGCCCGATGTCAGTACAAGGAAGGGCCGTGATGCGATCAAATCCCTCGCCTACAAGGTGGCTCGGTCCAAAACGCTGTTGGATGAAGCAGGTAAGGAACTGACCGCCGAAGCGCAGAAACAGATCGACCAGGTGAATGTGGAGCGTCGGAAGATCCGAGAAACGCTGGACGAACTGAAACAGCAAGTTCGGAAGCCCCTGGAGGTCTGGGAAGCCGCCGAAGAAAAGCGCAAAGCCGCGCTTCGCGAACGGATGAAGGTCTTCGACAAGGACCGGACGCATTTCAACATGACATCCGTGGAAATCGCAACCGTGATCGCCGAAGTCGAAGCGATCGAGGTTGAAGAGGGCTGGGACGAATTGAAGCCAATGGCGGTCGACGCCAAGGCCGATGCACTGTCGAAGTACCAGGTAGATCTCGAATCCGCTGAGGTCCGCGAACAGCAGCAGATCCAGATCGAAAAGCTGAAGAAGGAAGCCGAAGAACGCGAGGCCCGGGAGGCCGAAGAGCGGCAGGCACGGGAACAAAAGGAAGCGGAAGAACGTGCCGCCCGCGAAGAGCAGGCCCGGATTGAACAGGAAAAGCAGGCCCGGATCCGGCAAGAAGAGGCTGAGCGTCAACGACTTGCCGAAGAACGCGCCGCCAAGCAACAAGCCGCTTCCGACATCATGGACCACATCAGCGGGTGCGGTGCCGGAAAAATCGGTCCCGACGATCAGCCGTTGGGCCTGATCCGGTACGAGCTGGAAAAGAAGATTCCGCCCGAGATCGAAAAGCTTCTGGACGAAGACAAGAAGCGTGTCGAGCAGCACCGCCTTGCCACGCTCGAAATCGTCACCCACCGGATCCAGGTCGCCGAGGAAGAGGCGGAACGCCAACGGGTGGCCGAGCGGGAGCGTGCTGAGAGTGAGGCTGCCGAGCGCGCCTTGGAGGAAGCGGCAGAGCGGGAGGCTGAGGTAGCCCGTCTGGCTGCTGAGGAACTGGAAAGACGCAGATCCGATCAGGCCCGTCGTGACCAGATGCTGAAAGAAGTTACAGCTGCCCTGGCTGAATATCCGATCGAGGAAATGGCCCAGGCCATTTGCGACGGCAAGATCCCCCATGTGCAGATGGTGTTCTGAGATGGGACGGAGAGATGACCTCCCGCACTTCGCCAGCCTGCGGGAGCCGGTGTATGAGGATGGCTGGCGGGACAAAGCTCAGATGATCGTTCTGAAACTCTTGGCCGGGGTGTTGGCTTTGACGGCCCTCTACTGCGTCACGATGTTGATCAGCGTGATCTATCGGATCTGGAAGATGGGAGTTTGACATGACCGCGCAGAAGTACACTGAGACCCAGATCCAAGACGCCATGGCTCTACGAGAGCGGGGCCTGTCCTACGGGCAGATCGCCAGGAAGGTCGAGATGACAGCGAAAGCGGTCTCGCACCATTGCCTGATGCGAGGCGTGGACAGCCCAAGTACCGCTGACAAGCCAACGGTCAACAGCAATCCTCGCACCTATCTTCGCAATGGCGTGGTGGTACGGGAGTTCACTCCGGAAGAGGACCGCAAGATCCTCGATTGGGCCCTGGATGGGATGTCTCGCTATGAGATGGCGCGCCGTCTGGACCGACCGAACAATTCGGTCATTGCCAGGCTTGCCACTCTGGCCCGCAACGAACAGCGGGCCGAGAGAGCATCAGGGGTCGAGATATGAGCCTGGTGCGCTTGCTGGACATAAAGGAAGCCGCAAGTGAAATTGGCGTACCGCGCGACTCCCTGCGCAAGGTCGCCGATCTGCACGGCAAGACCATCATCATGGGTCGGGCGGTAAAGCTGCATCCTGATGATATACCGGAGTTGATCGAACTATGCCGCGTAAAGCCAAAGGTGCCCGCCTCCATTGGCGGGAAAGGAAAGACGGACCCTCAGTCTGGGAAATCCGGGACACCGGCATCCTGCCAATCTCGACCCGCACAAATGACCGCGCAGAAGCTGAAATCCAGTTCGAAGCGTACCTCGCGCGGAAGCGCCGCGCAGGTGGTCCCGTTCAACCGGACGAAATGACAGTGAGCGAAGCTCTGAGCTTATACGGCGAGGAACACGCCCCATCCGTGGCAGACCCGGCCCGCATCGGCTATGCCATCGAAGCCCTTGATCGGTTCTGGGGCGACCTCGCCGTCAACGAAATTTCTCGTGCCACCTGCAAGCGATATGTCGCCGGGCGCGGCGTTGCCTCTGGCACATGCCGACGGGAGCTTGGCGTGCTGCAGGCCGCAATCAATTTCTGCTTTGACGAGGGCTACCTGCTGAGTCCGAAAAAGGTTCACCTGCCCGACGCGGCAGAGCCGACCCATCGCTGGCTCACCCGTCAGGAAGCGGCGTGGCTATTGCGTGGGGCCCGCGCGCTCAACGCGGACGGAAAGCACCTGGCCGATTTCATCATGCACGGCCTCTATACCGGATCCCGCAAAGCAACGATCCTCGCAATGCACATCGACATCGCATCGGTCCACGGTGGCCGGGTCGATACCGTGAACGGCGTTCTCTACCGCAAGCCCTACGACAAGAAGGCCACGAAGAAGCGGCAGGGAACATCCCGGATCCCGCCAAGGTATCTGGCCCAGCTGCGGCGCCAGGCTGCGAACGGGCGGCGCTACGTGGTGGAGCGGTCAGTCCAGAAGAAGGTGGACGGCGAAACCGTCATCCAGCGCGGCATGGTGGGTGACATCAGGAAAGGCTGGAAGCGGGCTGTGGAGATGGCCGAGGCCATGGCCAAGAAAGCCGAGATCCAGATTGACCTGACGATGGACACGGAATCGGGCCGCAAGCCGATCACCCCCCATGTCCTGAAGCACACCGCCATCACATGGGCGCTCCAGAAAGGCGCGACCATCTGGGATGCCGCCGGCTATTTCGACACGTCCACGGCGACGATCGAGAAGGTCTACGGGCACCACAGCCCGGATCACCAGAGCAGCGCCGTCGAGGCCGTGAACAGGAGAGGATGATGGAATACCGCAATCATAGGCATATGGCTGCGGATAGTCGGGAGGCCGCTGAACGTGAGCGGATGAACGGCGGACTCTGGTGGCGTAAGCGCCGCCACACACTTTGCAGGAGCCCCTTGGACGTGGGTAGCGCCACGTATCTAGGACGACACTTGTTGGTCGGCGGGTCGCGCGCTACGCGGCCTAGCAGTCGAGCGAAGGGGACCGGGTGGACATCTGAGAACGCGTCAATCAGTCCGAGGCGAGTCACCGAGGAAGAGGGCACTGTTGTGTGGAGCGGGTTGAAGGCCCGCAACCGAGTTTATCCAAACCGAAACCAAACCGGCGGAAAAGTCGTGATGGCTGAAAGGTCAATGAAATATGGCGCACCCAGCAGGATTCGAACCTGCGGCCTCTGCCTTCGGAGGGCAGCGCTCTATCCAGCTGAGCTATGGGTGCTTACCGTGTCGCAATGCTGTGGCAATGCTTACGTGAACTTTTCGCGAGTTGAAAGATCA